AATCGCAACATTCGTTGGAATCTTTATCTCGTCTCCTTCATTTAAAAGAAATTCAGCTGGTTTATTGTTTAGTTTCGCTATAAGCCACCATAGAGATTGATCACCCAAGTACTTTGCTGCCAATAACCAATATTTGTCGCCAAGTCTCCAATAGTAATCAATGGTTGGTATTCTATCTACGTCTTCCTGCGAGGGGTTAGATAATACTGGTGTGGCAAATTGTTCAACGTGCTTTATGCCTCGATCCTCAAAGATCTTGTCGTACAATTCGTTTTTATTCTTTGCCTTTCTTCTGTTATTTAATCTACTCATTTTGGCTTCGAGCCTCCGGTGTATGGAAAGTCTGGAAACTTTCCGTCCAATGTAAAACCATCGGAGTCATAGCCCAAGTCAAATTCATGCTGGGGAGTGAAATCAACAGAGACATTATAAACTTTGGGAAAGAACTGTTGGGATTCATTAAACATTCCCATGTCAATAACTGGTGTTGCTGAAAAAGAACCAATCCATCCCAGAAGACCTGCTCCAGCATTGTTTTGAATAAGGTTTGCGAATTTAAGTCTTACAACTGGTGACTTTGCCAACGATAAGGCGTTTGTTGTCACCATCGTTGTCGATGCCGAACCGACTGGTGTGACCTCTGACTGTATAGATGAGTATGCTGGATATAAGAACTGTTTGACAGTATTGATTCTGTATAGATTTTCTTTAGCCTCAGTAATGTCGGCAGCCGGTAAATCAAATCCTATTGAGATTTTTCTTGTTGTGTTTTGAAAAGTTCCAATCGGGTCTGGTCGACCATACACCGTCTCCTCATTCCATTGAGACGTCATGTTATCGGTAAGTGATGTGAGAAATGCAGGAAATTTTATTGTTTCTTTTCTAAGAATTCCTGTTATTTCAAGTTGTGCACCAGAGTTGGTAGTGTAATCTTTAATATAGGTTGTCATTTATTGCCCTTCCTTAAGTCAATACCGTTTCTGCGGCAACGTTTTTGATGTATGCTTCAAACTCTCGACCACCAGCCTCTAGGGTCAATTTCATTCCATCAAAACTATTTTGAACATTTGCTGTAACGCTTGTGTTTGATGCAGCTATCTTTGCACCAGTAAGGTCAAACGCTGTTCCAGCGCTCATTAGTGCTAAGTTTTGCAATGTAGATGTAATCTTGACATCTGAACCCATTGAATTAAGCTCGCCTACAACACTTGCGAACTTTGTTGCTATCCCAGAAAAGTCAGCATTTCCAATGTCAGCCATAGCTTGGATTGTATCAGCACCTTGAGACACCATTTTAGCATTGGAGGCAGCTATCTGCGCTTCGCTTTGCGCCATTGCTGCCATGACTGTTCCAATAACAGCACCACCAGCCAACAATGCAGCGATGACACCACCAGCAATACCACCAGATGCTGCAACAACAGTGGAAATGGCGCCAATACCTGTGGCAATACCTGTACCCATTGCTGCAATTGCAGGTCCAATAGCTGCTAGTCCGGCCATAAAACCTCCACCAACAGCAAAGAGTGGGGCAAGAACCATAATTCCACCTGCGAATAGCGCTATGGATCCAACGGTCTCTTTTGTTTCCTTACTTAGACCTTGCATAAAATCTGTTAAGTAATCTGCAACTTCTCCAAGTTTCTCTAAAGCTGGTTGCACCATTACAATCAATTCAGTTGCTAGGTTTTGAAACTTCTTCATTGTTGGAACGGTTGCTTGTACGGCATCATCAAATTTTTGTTGTGCCTCAGCATTCCTGTTCATTTCTGCTGCATTTGCTTCATAATCAGCAAGACTCATTGAAAATATTCTATTTGCCTCGTTCATGTCTGTGATACCTGCGGCAGCAGCGATAGCCTTTTGAGTGAACCTGTCCATGTCCCCAAAGGCAACGCCTTGTGCTTGAACTGATTCGACAAGAGTTTTCATTCTCTCATCTTCAGTCATCATTAACATTTGAGTTGTTGAAAGTTGAGTTCCAAGTAAAGCGTTAAATTTAGCAGACCCTTCTGCAGCTCCTGCGAAAGTATCAAACTTCCCAGCAATGTTGAGCAAAGTCCCTACTTCAACACCTGCAGCTTTAGCTTGTGCTGCGAGGTCTTTGAAGATTCCAACCGAGTTTTTTCCGTATACTGCAAGAACTTTAGATGCTTGATTAAAGTCTTTTACAATCTTATCAGCTCCAATACCAAGTTGCACACCAGCCATTGCGAGTTCTTTTTGTGTCTCGACCGCTTCTCCTGCACCCATGTTCATGATTTTAAATGCATTTTCCATAAATGCTGCGGTGTCTGTTGCAGACACTCCAAGTTTTTCAAACTGTGAAGATGCGGTAACAAGATCTGTTCTAGTTTGACTGTTTAATTTTGCGAATTGAGAAGTTCCAGCATTCAAAGCAATGATTGAATTGGCGGCATCAGCCATTGATACGCCCAATAGATTTCCTGCTCTTTGTGCATCGTAAAGGTTGTCGTTAAATTTTCCAACAGTTCCCGTCTTTCCTGCGAGAGTTGCTAATGATTTATCAAATGCATTTAGAACATCCATTGATTCGGAGAAGATCTTATTAAAGACAGTTAGTCCAATGGCTTGTGGGCTAAATGCTTCCGCCAAGCTTCTACCTAGGATGGCGGCTTGTCCTTGAGCTTCATCTGAACCATCAGCGAGTTGGGCAAAAAGTGCCGTTGTTTTTCCAATGGCTGAGCTGGAGTAATTCTCAAGTCCAATCATACCAGACATCATTTTTACCTGAGATCTTGCTGCGTCGCCTCGACCATCTGCCTCAGCTTTCCTTACTTTTTCTTGTATTTCTCCGAGTTCTGCGACTTTGTCCAAGGCTTCGTTAAGCTCAGGGATGTTAAAGTCACCAAGCGAAATTTCTTCACCATCCTTAAGGGCTGCGATTAATTCTTCGGCATTCTTCTTTGCATCCTCTGCAAGATCGGCAGTGCCCTTGTATGCCTCAGCCTGCGCTATTAAGTTTTGTCTTTCGGCTTCATACTGGGCTTCTTTCATTTTGCCGTATTGCGCGGTGAGTTCATACTGTTTTTGTAGGCTTTCGTATTGCTGCTTTTGCTCTTCAGCAGTCGCTCCAGATGGTGTTGTGGTCGATGCACTTATTCCAAGCGCATTCTTAAAAGCTTTTAAATCGTCACCTTCGGCATTCTTAATTGCCGCTAAGATTTCTTCCATTGTCGCCATGCATTGATCCTCGTTACTCCCTAATTAGCTCGCAAAACAAAAACCCAAAAGACTCATCTCTTCTTCTGGGCTTTCTTTATTTGTTTTGCTTCTTCTTCGAATTGTTTCTTGAGTCTCTCAACAAACCAGTTCCGCAAACCAATGGGTAAACTGTATGCTTCGGTCAATGACCAGCCCCCAAAATGCTTGAGAATAAAGAACTGTTCATAGACTCCTTCCATGAATTTAGAGGTTAGGCCAAAAAAAGTCCGTTCCAAAAGGAACGTCGACCTCCTGCTCGTTAGAGCAACTCTTGCATGTAAGAGTCTGTGCGATTCTGATAGTTGTTGTACAATCTCTAAGAGCTTGCTTGAAGTGAGATGCGTCTGTAATGATCATGTTCTCAACATAAGAGTGAATGACTTCATCTTCTGTGAAGTCCTCAACAGACTTGATCATCTGCTTGTATTGCTCAACAGTACCATACTCTACGGTTTTACCTTGAACAGCCATTTCCATAATTCTATTTTCGTCTTCGCCATTTGCGAGTCTAAACTTTACGGTAAACTTTGTGCCCGGCATCTTTGTTTGGTATAGTCCATTTCCAAAGTACTGAACGGTGTTGAGCGCTTCTTGGCTTAAACCACCAGTAACTTTAGGATTCATTAAATCAAACGTCATCATGTTCGCAGTCGCACATTTTGGGCAATTAACAACAGCGTCATAATTGGCCCCATAGGCCGTTGCGCGGGCTTTGATAAGTAATGCGTTACGGTCACACACAAGAAGCGACATTGGGTCGATTTCGGTGTCTACAATGATGTTTTGCATCACTCTCTCTAGAGCAAGCCCTTTTCTAACAAGAGATTGGTTTGAGAGCGTATCTTCATCCTTTGCGGTCATGTATTTTATCTCGATAAAGTCTTGTCCATTTAGTGGATGATTATCGGGATAGCCCTGACCTTTTGATGGGAGATCAACGATCTCCGTTGGAGCCACGAAATTTAAAGGGCTCATTTGTGGTGGAACATCTGAGTGTTCTGGCTTATTGTCTGTTCCAAGACGGTCGGAATTTCTTCCCATTATACCTCCAGTATATTAAAATAGTTCTGCGTAATCGTATGCAATTTCTATAGTTGTTTCTGTTATGTTATCATCGGTGTAATCTAATTTACTGTGTGAAACAGATGTTATGAATGCACCCTTGAGTGTCCACTCTTCTAGGGGTTTCCCATCTGCATCGAGCTGCTCTATAACTAAGTTTGCAACTTTTGATTTGTTCAATTTAGCTATACCTTTCATTGCAGTGTTTGCATCAGGTTTAGCATATCCAATTGTCAATAGTTCTTCGGATAACTTGTTTGTTATGCCGAGAGCATCGCCATCGAGATCTTTTATATCAACTACAACTACAGTTATCGGTTTCCAAGTTACAATGCCGGGATACTTAAACTTGTGATTGATGAGTTGATACTCACTACTAGAAACGTCGAAGGATGGCTTGTCAATTGATTTGGCCCAATACCAAACTGCTTGATCTCCCCATCCGTCTTTTGTGATTCTAAATCTAAAATTTCTCTTAGGTTCCAGATCTGCTTCTGTCCAAAACGACATGTTTAACCTCTATTAGGATGTGAACTGTGTTGCGTTTCCATCGCCATGTGCACACTCAGCCCAGTCATAGCGCCAAGTCAAATCAATTGTTCTCAATTCATCATTATCATAAGAAAGATCTGAATAAGTAACTCCTTTAAGGAATGGGTTTTGAAGTGTCCACTCTTCAATCATGTTGCCATCGGCATTGAAGATTGTTGTAATAACAGAGTTGAGAATTGGTTTATTGACCGCATTATTTTTAGACATTGTGCTTAAAGTTCCAGCAGTAAGGTCTGTTTGGCTCTTAATTTTATAGCCAGCATTTACGATCAATTGATTTGTTAATTGAGCAGCATTAGGGGTAACAGGGTCAACCAAAGTCATAGTACAATCAGCCCAAGTTAAACGGCCGGGAAAGTAATACTTGTTATCCATGAAGTCGTGAGTTGCCTCTGATACATCGTATGATGGGGTCTTGAAATTCTTAGCCCACCAAACAACACTGTCGGATCCAAATCCAGTAATTTGCACTTGAAATCTAAAATTTCTCTTAGGCTCTATCGATGCTTCGGTCCAAAATGACATAATTTAATTCTCCTATTTATCTTTAATTAGTATCGATTATAATTCTATGCCACTTTGAGTGATAACAAAGTCAACAGCGATGAATTCGATTGAACGAGCTGGTTTAACAAACACTTTTGCATACAAGATGTTACGATCTTGAAGGTCTGGTGTAGTTGTGGTCTCATCCAAAACTAGTTTGTACTCTACGATACCAAAATCTGCTTTAACAGAAGACAATACACTGTCTGCTTGAGTCTTAAACCTGTTCCAAGTTGCTTGAATGTTTTGGTCAAACAAGATTGTATCAGCGATATCTCCGATCTCTTTCTTGAGGTAGTTCATTAAGCGACGAACATTAATACGATCAAGAGCAGATGCTGACTGTTGAAGGGTTTTTTGTCCAAATACTACGGTGTCACCTGTTGCAGGGAATCGAGCGATTGGGTTAATGTTTACTTCGTACAATTTATCACGATCAGCTTTGGTTAAATGCTCTACAGTTCCCAAGATTTGAGGACCTTTAGCTCCACCAAGAGGGTTTAATCCACCTCTTTGGAAGCCTGCTGGTGCAAACCATGGTTGAGAATCTGCTTCTGACTTAGCGATGGCTCCAATTGCAGCAACCGAAGGAGGAGCAAATAGTACAGAGCCATTTCCAGTCAAAGTGTCGCGAAGGCGAACATTTGGGTAGTAAGTAGCTCCATAGGAATTATCAATGTTTTCAGTGTTTATTGATTGTATGACAGTTGCAATTGCTTGATCGGCAGCAGTTCCAGTTCCTGTGTCGTCTCCAGATTGATAAATACCATTAAGGTCTACGATTGCAAGAGCATCGCCACGAGCTTCAGTTTGATTTAGCAAATCAGTATTTAAAGCTTCATTTGTAATACCGGGCATTGCAATTAGATCATAACGAATTAGATCTCTATCTGATGCTTGTTCTAATGCTTGCTCTACAGTGTGTCGCTCGTAACCAGCAGTTACATCCAAACGTGATTCGTTGAATGGGTTTGCTAACAAGACGTTAGTTCCATCAAATCCGCCAAAGAATGGTGCTTGGAATTGCTTAACGTTTAAGTTAATCAAAGCAGACGAGCCGCCCTTTCCTGCAACTGAACGTCCACCTGCAGCTCCACCTGTGTATGATCCAGCCTCATAATAGAATGAGGCACTATTGGTATCAGTTGCCATGATGTCATCTAAAGTAAAGACGTATCCAGCACTAGAGTTTGCAGTGGTTGCAGTTAAATGTGGATCGATACCTCTTCGAAGTTGTCCAACTTCTCCAATTGTATAATCTACACCATTTACTAAACTATAACGTAATCCAAATTCTTTTGTTGGAGGATAATCTCTTGTGCCCAAATATGTATTGGTTGTTGATAAAAGGTGAGTTGGAAATTCAATTGAAGCAGTATAATTGTTTGGTGCGCCTGTAATAAGATGCGCACTATTGAAAGGCCCACTTGGAATAGAGGATGATCCAATAATCCAACCTTTGGTTGACGCGATCGCTTGACTAACCGCCACAGCTGATACTCTTTTCGGCCCTAAGAAACCAAAAGGATAATCAGATGGACTTAAGCTAATTGCAGTGTTAACCTCGACACGAAACAAGCTTGATACATTTGGATAAACTCCGCTAGTTACAATCTTACCAGTTGCTCCATTTGTCCCTTCTTGCCACACTTGACTTACGTCGCCAATTCTTTTAGAAATGTAGTTTGCAGAATTGACATTTAAAGTTAGGTTTGAGTATTTTTCAACATATCCATTTTCATCATATCTTCTAATTTCAATTGTGAAAGTTGCATCAGGCTTAGTAGTCGATGGAATCCTTATGTCTTTTACACAAATGTAATATTCTTTTTGGAATTCCTCTCCCTCGTCTAAGGCGACAAGTCTGAAAAGTTTTCTTTGTTGAGTCTGAGCACCAATAAACCAACCAGATTTTGCAGCTGTTAGTTCGCTTCTAAAGTCCGACCATGCTTGATTTATGTTGTCATCGCCAGTTCCAAGCCCTGCTACGAAAGCAACTAAGCCATCAGTAGAACTACCACTCATCAAGTTTCTAACTTGAGACTCAAAGGTTTCGCCTAAGAAGTATTTTGGTGACGTCAGAGCAAAAGTAGTTGGATCAGTATTGAATACGTTACGAATAAAATTAGGATCATTTTGATCAAAGTTGAACTGGACTGTCTCTGAGGTTCCAGTATTTACCACTGCATTAAAGAGTCCTGCGGAATCTTGTCTAGTAAACGCCGAGGCGGAAGGTTGGTTTGTAGCCATACCAGTTCCATTCTGTAGGGTCCCTGTCAATGCAAGGCTAGCTCCATTGACATAGAAAATTGCACCCAAAGTACCGGTTATGTTAATGACACCAGAGGTTCCGTTGTTTTTCGGGGCAACAAATAGTCCCAAAGATCCAGTGTAAGTAGCTCTTGTTACAGTGTTGGCATGAGTTGTCTGTGCAACATTCCAACCTGCTTTACCTGAAGTACCGGTACCCTTATTAAGTCCACCAAGTCGGATAAACTTAACTGGTCCAACACCAGAGGCTAAATAAGCTTGAGCGGCATATCCAGCGTATGATGCAGCTCCTGTATTACCTTGTCTCCAAGGATCATTACGTTTTACTCCATCCATTGGGTTGCCAAATACATCAATAAAGTTTTCCAAACTATTAACCTTAACTGGCTTCATAGCTGGTCCTTTTATGGATCTACCGATAAGAAGTAATCCATCTTCTTCTTGCACTGGTGTTACCTGTGATAGGTCGATCTCTCTCAATTGAATTCCGGGAGACACAAAGTCGAACTTGGTAGGCATTAATACACTCCTATTAAAATTTATTTTCTTAATAAATAGTTAAA